AACTATGAGCAAATTGAAAACATAGACACATCTATTTTCTCAGGTGTTGTGCTTGATGAATCTAGTATTCTGAAAAACTTTGAAGGGGCTACAAAGAAGCTGATTATTGATTTGTTTTCTCAGACCCCATATAAGCTAGCGTGTACTGCAACTCCTTCACCTAATGATCCGATGGAACTCGGAAACCATGCTGAATTTTTGGACGTGATGAGCCGGAACGAAATGCTTGCTATGTACTTTGTACACGATGGCGGGGAAACGGCAAAATGGAGATTGAAAGGACACGCTGAGAAATCTTTCTATGAGTTTGTTGGATCGTGGGCTATTATGCTGAATAAGCCTCAGGATATTGGATTTGAGATGGATGGCTACGCGCTGCCTTCGCTTAATATCATTGAGCGTATGATCTCCACTCCCAAGCGGGATAATGGCAGTCTATTTAATGACGCGATTATTTCTGCTACCAACTTTAATCAGGAATTGAGACTTACAAAAAAGGAACGTCTTGCGGAGGTTGTGGAAATCGTAAACTCAAAACCGGATGAAAATTTCATTATTTGGATAAAGCAGAATGAAGAGGGTGAAATGCTAAAATCCATGCTACCGGAAGCGCGGGAGGTAAAAGGAAGTGATTCAAATGAATGGAAGGAAAAGACGCTTCTAGGATTTGCAAAGAACGAATTTAGAATCTTGATTACTAAAACCAAGATAGCCAGCTTCGGGATGAATTACCAAAATTGCCGAAATCAGATTTTTGCTTCTTTAGATTTTTCATTTGAAGGGTTATATCAGGCTATCCGAAGATCATACCGTTTCGGACAAAGCAATGAAGTGAATATTTACCTTATCACAACCGACACCATGAGCAACGTAAAACAATCGATAGATCAGAAACAAAAACAATTTGAAAAAATGCAGGATGCAATGAGCGAAGCAGTAAACGCGAACCTTTCAGGAAATATGATGAGTTCCGCAGATTACGACACCGATCCAGTTAATAACGACTGGTATAGAATTGAGCGCGGTGATTGCGTTCAGTTGATTCAGAAATTAGATAATGAATCTGTTGGATTCTCTATTTTTTCTCCACCGTTTGCCGAGTTGTACACTTACTCTAACCACGTTGAGGACATGGGAAATTCAAAGGACTATAACGAGTTTCTTACTCAGTTTGGATTCTTGGTTAAAGAACTGCACCGCGTCCTGATTTCCGGTAGAAACGTTGCGGTACATTGCATGGATTTACCTATTCAAAAAGGCAAAGAAGGTTTTATCGGATTAAGGGATTTTTCTGGTCTGATATTGAAGGCATTTGAGGACGCTGGATTTGTCTATCACTCCCGTGTGACCATTTGGAAAGATCCGGTAGTTGAGATGCAGAGAACAAAAGCCCTCGGACTACTTCACAAGCAAGTAAAAAAGGACAGCACCATGAGCCGTGTGGGTATTCCTGACTATCTGATGATTTTCAGAAAGGATGGAGAAAGATTAAATCCGGTTACAAACACGGATATTCCGGTAGACTTGTGGCAGAAATACGCTTCTCCGGTGTGGATGGATATTGACTACGGAAATACATTGCAGGGATTCAGAAACGCGCGGGATGAGCGCGATGAAAAACACATTTGCCCTTTGCAACTTGAAACTATTGAACGCGCTATTCACCTTTACACAAACAAAGGAGACGTTGTATTCACTCCGTTCATGGGAATAGGCAGCGAAGTTTATCAGGCCGTTAAAATGGAGCGCAGAGGCGTCGGATTTGAACTGAAAGAATCATATTACCAGCAAGCAAAAAAGAATATAGCATCAGTTGTTGTTGAAAAGACTCAGTCAAGTCTATTCTAAACCTATCTATATTTGCAATGACCACCTGTATGAAGAACTTAATAAACCCCATCGTTACCGCAATACCGAAAGCCTATACAGGCGCGGGTGGTCTATTGTGTGTAGCGGTGGGTTTTATTTTTCCATGACATCCTTCATTATTCATTTGGACAGCTTAAATCTGCTGGACAAACTCTCGGACGAACAAGCCGGACAACTTTTTAAGGCCATCCGAAATTATCAAAATTCGGGTGAATTGCCTTCTGAATTTTGGCTTCAAATTGCTCTTGAACCTTTCGTTAATCAGTTCACCCGTGACGCTCAAAAATATGCTGAAATCAGCGCAAAGCGTTCAGAACTAGGTAGAAAGGGAGGGCTAGCAAAAGCTAGCAATAGCTACCAAAAGCTAGCAAAGCCTAGCAAACCTAGCTATAATGATAGTGATAGTAAGAGTAATAGTGATAGTAAGAATGATAGTAGTAATGCTAACGCATTATCTTCTGAAAAGAAAACTGAAAAAGAAAAGTTGATGCTTCCACATTCATCCGATGAGTTCAAATCTGCATGGGAAAGTTTGCTCACTCAGAAGAAATGGAAGAACAAATCAGACAAAGCCTTGCAAATTGCCCTTAAAAAACTTGGATCAAAGGCCGAAAAGGTCGCGGTTAAGATGATCGAGAACGCAATTCTAGGCGAATGGCAGGGATTATTCGACCTTAAACCACACGAAGAACGGGAAATTTTGGAAGCAGCCGGACAACGATATAAACTTGCGCCTGCGTCAGAAGAGAACGCACCGCCTTACCACAGACAACTAGGAGTTAAATCATAAAAAATAATGCCATGCCTTGCTATCAAGCTGAAGAATCAAACAACGAAGTGCAATCACGCAGAATGGCCGCGCTAGTGGTTATTTTGGATAGGAAAATGGGCTTAAAAACACCCGAAGCTATTATCAGATGGAGTAACGCTACATACGAAAATCATTGCGACATCTTAACCCCTTTACTATGCAGCAGACTTAATGCACTTACGCCCGAACAACTAGATCAAATCGTTTACAACGGCAGGGATAAAGACAGCCGCAGACTAGCCGACTGGTTTGATGAGCATAAAGAATGGGACGCAAAGAGAAGAAACGAAGAGTGATTTGTTTAATTTTGCCAGCCAACCAATACGATGAACAATTTACACGGACTTATCCCACCACACGATCAGGAACTAGAGGAAGTCATATTAGGAGCGATCCTGCTTCAATCTGACACACTTTCTGCCTTAAGTGGTACTTTGATACCTGAAATCTTTTATGTGCCGTCTAATAGGCTTATTTTCGATTCCATCCTGAAACTGAAAAATGAGAACGCGGCCATTGATATTTTGACCGTGACCAAGAAGCTGAGGGCTGAGGGTGTTTTAGAAGCGGCTGGCGGCCCGATGAAGGTTTCTGCACTAACCAACCGCGTCTCAGGAACGGCACACCTGTCTGAATGGTGGTTAATCCTTCGCGAACATTGGATGCGGAGAGAGTTTGGGAATATCGCTCAACGGGTTTTTAATCGTTCGTATGACAAGTCAGAGGATGCGTTCGACATTTACGATGAATTTAGCAAAGCGATGAACGCGATCCATTCCGGAAGCAATGACGGAGAAGTTCAGCACATAAAGGCGGCTATTGACAGGGCGCGTGAAATGGTTGAGGCAAGGTTAAACAATCCCGATGGTGTTAGTGGTATTCCGTCCTCACTCAACTGCGTGAACAGGCTTTTGGGTGGGTACGCAAAGACCGACCTAATCATTTTGGGAGCGCGTCCCGGCATGGGTAAGTCAGCCTATGCAGGAGGTGAAGCACTCCACGCGGCAATGTTGGGGTATAAAGTTCTCGTTTTTTCACTTGAAATGAGCCGTGAGCAATGGGTGTACAGGTGGAACTCAATGGTAAGTCAGGTTGATGTGGAGAAGCTGGCTAAGTACAGGCTGGATGAAACGCGCCTGTCTCAGTTCTACGCAGGCAATGACGTGCTCAATGGCCTTCCAATTTGGATAGATGACACTTCAGGCGTGACCGCGCAGAAGATACTAGACAAAGCGAAACGAGCGCAGAAAAAGCACGGGGTTGATTTTATTCTGATTGACTACCTGCAACTAATTTCAGGCGGCAATAATCGAAGGGGCGGAAACAGGGAGCAGGAACTAAGCGAAATAAGCCGAACGCTGAAACTTATGGCGAAAGAATTAGATGTTCCGGTGCTTGCCCTATCTCAGTTGTCGCGGGCGCTAGAAAGCAGGGCAGACAAAAGGCCGTTACTCTCAGACCTCAGAGAATCCGGAGCGATTGAGCAGGATGCGGATGTGGTTTGTTTCCTCTTCCGGCCCTCTTACTACGGAGCGGCAGACGGGCAGCCGGATGAATTGATAGTTGCAAAACAGCGCAATGGATCAACGGGAATAGTTCCTGTTAAATTTCTTGGAGAGCAGACCAAGTATGTAGATATTAGCACAAGTTATTCACCTTTTTAATACACGTATTATGTTAATATTCGCAACAATAATTTTGCTTGTAATTTTATCGGTATTTGTTTGTCTGATTATAGACAAGCACTCGAATAGTAAGTGGTTTTGTAATTTTTGGGGATGGCATCACCCTCATAATAATAAAATCGGATTTGATGGATGCTCAATGACATCGAAATGTAAGAGGTGCAATAAGGATATTTTATGTGATAGCAATGGGGACTGGTTTTAATTACCGCTCACTCGCATACAAACCAAACAATATTCACCATTTTAAACCAATACGATGAAAGTCTACCCAAACAATGACGGCAGCTACGATGTAGTGAACCTAAACAAAGTCCTATTTCACGTGGAAGAAGGGCGGCCACTTAAGTTGATCGGCAGAGTGAATGAGAAGTGGCAGCACCCGCGCAAAAGGTTGAACACGATTCCGCTTTCGGTGTTGAGATGGGAAGGGGAAATAATCAGTAAGAAGCTATGAGAAGACCAACCTATCCCGAACATATTAAGGTTCTATCTAAGGGCTTGATTTGCGTATGCGGTCAGTCCTGCATGAATAGAGACGCGGAGCAGTTTATTTCGCGGCATTTGCTTCATGGATCAACGATTAACAACCTGTCTAATCCGGTGTGACGGCAGTCGATATGCGTCCATGTAGGGGTGAATGCAGGGTTTTCTATGGTTGTGATCCATTGCCGTTCGATGAAGTAGATTTCGTGCTTCCGGATTAAGTCGTGAACTTCGCGTGGGCGCATACCGTCTACGCTCAAATCCACCGCCCTACCGTACTTATGCTGCGACCACCGCGCGCCCGTTGGTGTGTCACCTAGTCTTAGGCCGCGTTCGTCCAATGCGCCACCGTTCCACCAATTATTCACCGTCACCCTGCGGCCTGATATATCCCTGATATGCTGACAGGCTAGGATTATGCGTATATCCATGAGCGCAAGTGAACGCGCACCCCTTACATTGTAGATTTCAGGCGGTACAAATTCATCTAGGTAGAAGTTATCTGTAACTTTAACCCTGCCCATTTATAGCGCGTGAAATGGTTTCGTCTTTGTGGCGTGAAGAGCGGGATGAACCGACGTAATAAGCGAATATAGATGTGCCGATTCCCAGCACCGTGCCGAAGGTCATATCAGCTAGGCGTTGGTTCTCTTCGGGAATCCGGATGAAGACAAGGCAAGCGACCACCCCGACGGTCATCAGTAGTCCGGTAATGACCACAACTCCCATCAGCCAGTCACGTTTGCCACCGGAGGCCTTCATAAACTCCACCTCACGGCTTCGGGCGTTGCTTCTGTCCTCAACCTCTAGGCGCAACTCTTCTAGTCCGGTTTCCATTTTTATGGATTCCATCTCTAGCTGCCATTGGAGTTTGTACTTCTGAAATTCCGCATCTAGCGCGCGAAGTTCTTCGCGTTGTTCCTTGCCTTTGTTTAGGATTTGCCCGACCTTTTCAAGCGCCTCAACTCCGGTCACGTCGCCAACGAGTTCGACAATATCACCCGCAACGGGCTTTACTTTGTCGCGCATGAACTCCGCGAACTTGGAGTTCTTCAGCCGTTCCATGAGTTTGGGTTTATCGCTCATCGCTTAGGTGTTATTACGGCAAGCAATTTATGAAGGATTGACTTGTAATGAGTGGTCAGGTAAATAAGAATTTTTTCACCGAGAAGAGTGGTAATAGGCACGATGTACTGCCCCTGCTTTTCCCATCCATTACTCACGCACCAAACCGATGTAATGTAGCCGGCAAAGATTGACATCCCGACAATCCCGAACCATTGAATGAGTGACATTCTGCGCTTCATGCCTATTTCGTAGGATATTTTACCAATAACCCCCACCGCAGTTGATACAATGAAGGTGGAGAATTTACTAAGAAATGCCATTGCTTCATCGTGAAGATTCATACGCGATGTTTAAGGAGTGAGAAGATTAAACCGATACCAACTATGTTGAGAATTAACCAGTCATTGAACGCGAACACGCACGGATCAAAGTAGATTTCATCCATCAGATCCCCGAACGCTACAATCGTAAAAGCTACGGCAATCATTTTCAATTTGCCCTCAGCCAGTATTCCGATAATTCCGGATAACAGGACAATGGACAGGGCATTACACACCATCCATCGGTTAGTTGCTTCGATCTGATCTGCTTCTGAAGTGAACGGAAAAGACTGAAGCCACCCCGCATACAGCAGGGCGGCAATAGTGGCTAGAATGAGCGTGTAGGCGAGCGCGGATTTCATCTTTTGAAAATGTTTCTCGGACGCGGCCCAACCAACTTATCATAGTTCAAGTTGTTGTCGTCCTTAATGTAGTCCGTCTCTTCGAGCTTGCAATCCTCAGAAGCCGTCATCGTGAAGAGTTCAACGGCAGGGTGTACCGTGTTTCCCGATGGCTCGTGAATGAATGGGCTTTGCGGAATGGCCGAACCCAGTCTTAGGTATTCATCAGTTCCTACGGTTAAGATTGCGATCTCGTCACCGACCTTTAGTTTTTGGTTGTACATCTTGTTGGGGTTTTATTTCGGACAGTTTTTTCTTCTCATACTCTACCAATCTACGCGCAATTTCTTCGCGGCTCAACTTGTGCTTTGTACTCATGGCAGTTGGCTAATTCGTTTGAAAGGTGCTGTTCCGCTTGTCGCAGTATTCCCGTGGCTGAAACCGTAGCTAGTTGTCGGGGTTGTGGTCATGGATGCGGGTTTTTGCGGCCATACATTATCATTGAACTCAGGGAATAGTGAAGAGTTGGCGCAAAGGTAGTCGGCAAGTTTTCCGGAGTAGAACTCTGCGTTATTCTTCGCCCTATTCATTATGTCCTTCATTACATCGTCACTTACTCCCTGGCCGTCTTCTAGCGTCCTTTGAACGAGCGATGCGTTGTCTGATTTGTATGTAAGCACCGGAACGAGTTCGACCATAGTCCACCACACAAGGGCCTTGCGGATGTAGTCGTTTACGAGGGTTGTGTAGTTTCCGCTAGTTCCTGCTCCGGAAATATCGGTTTTGATCTTCTCCATCAGCGAGTCACCGAGATAAGAAGTCAGGTATTTATCCTGCGCGACGTACATGGCCGCGTAAATGAAATTGTCATCCACAGCAGAATTGATCTGCGTGTACTTCTTCACCACGTTAGCGGATATGATGCAAACTTCAGCCATTAGTTGAATCGTTTATTAGTTGGAAGAAAACCTTCATACGGCATATCAACGGGCAATTTAGCCACTAGTGCCTCATTGCGTACCTTATACCCCGCTGCCTCTGCCTTGCGTACTGCGATGCCTTGTGCATTTGGGGATTTTACGTCTATTCCCATGCCTTCAGCGGAAACATAGACCTCTTTCTGCCAAAAGTGGTGGCATGATCCACCGCCTTTGTAGAGCCAAATTGAATAAGTGTCAGCCCCTTCCGGTCCCCATCCGGGATTCACCGCCCGGTTTTCCATTGCTAGGATATCCTCTTTGCGGTAGAGTTTGTCAGCCGACAGCATTTTCCGACAAAATTCACGGGTATTGGGCTTACGCTCCCCACGATAACGGTAACGAGTAATGTAAAGCTTGTCGTTAATTACTTCGTCCTGTTCGCTCGAAGCATTTGGGCGAGCCGTTCCGGTAGACGCAAGGTGAAGAACTCGCGCCAATTCGGTTTCGTTTTCATCGTCCGCAACTTCATCGCAGGAAAATGAATCAATCAGAATGTAACCATTCGGTGAATCTTCGCCTAGTTCAATGAACTCATCTAGGGCAGTCTTTTTTTTTTCAAGTGACTGCTGAACGGGCGCGGGTTGCGGCTGCTGCTCGAAGCTAATCGGAGTATTCGGGGTGATTTCGCAAGTAATATTCGGTATCTCGAAGTTTAGAATCTTCTCATACGCCTCAGCGATTGCGCGCTGGTATGGCTGAATCACTTGGTTATTGAAGATTTCAAGTCCGATAGCCATTTCATCTTTGTTCGATCCGAATCCGGACTGCGAGCGAACGCCAAAAATGAGAGGAGTAGTCACGCGGTGCGCGATCATTACTTTAGTCGTGCATTCCTCAGAAATAAACTGATATTGTTTGTCCGCATCCGATAACGGAAAAGGAGTGATCTGCGGCGGTGTAGTTCCATTTTCGTTGAAACCCATGATGAACTTGCCCGCATTGCGCGCTCCGCTCATTTTATTCTCCCAATCGCGGATAATCTGCTGTTTGGTTTCTTCGTCTACTAGGCCATTGAAGAAGTTCACGATGAACGACGGGAATAAGCCGTTCATTATGTTATTGACGTGGTAGATACTTACTTGCCTGTCAAGTTCGATGTAGTTTGCCCCTGACCAATAATCAGGCACGGGATAAACTGCGTTGCCGGACGGACGGAAGAACCAATATACTTGGCGCGCATCATTCTGCCTTGCTTGCTCCGCGCTGTTGAACTTCGGGATGAAGACCGGAGTATTCTTTTTCTTCCGTGTATTGTTCCAATCAGCCGAATACCACACGCCTGTGATTTCTTCGTCTTCGCCTTCAACCGCTATGCGGCAAGTGTCATAAGGCAGATGATTGATTTTAGCGACTGAAGCTTTGTCTACGGTATAAATGACTTCGAGAAAGAAGCCGCCAAAGTGTTTAAGATCGTATGCCGCAAGGCGCGAAGATTTATCCGCTTTGAGTTCGTCAAGTTTCGCCTGTCCGGTTGCCGATGTGATACCCTTACCCGCGATCATTTCGGAGATCGAAACGCACAAAGCCCCGTGAACCGGAGAAGACTGAGCGAGGTCTTGCAGGTAAATAGGAAAATTATTCTTAGGCCCGTTATTCACCCAACCCTTACGATCAACCGATTCTTTATTTGACTCAGGCTGATAGTCCGCGAGTTTGATTGAAACAGCGTTATTGACGTTCTTATTCTCCATTTATCACATCGTCGTTTATAGTATCAGACGGAGCATCGAAATACTCAGTCGAATCAGTAAGTACACAATACCCGCGCTCAACAAGACCGACAACGCTAGTATGAGCAGGGTTAGTATTCGATGGCGAATTTTGTCCATAGACTTCGTAACGGTATCTGCCAGCCAAAGTTAAACCAACCGTTGTAACCGTGAGCGTGGTTATACGTGAGTTTTCATTAACAATATCGGCCACCTGAGCAAGATCAACCCCTGTGCTAGAGTTCTCTTCACGGGTTAGGATTATCAGATAATCATCGAAAGCCGTTGAATACAGCAGCCTTCCTTCGTCTAATGAAAGTCGAACGGTTTGATTTGCGGTATTTGTTGATAGATAAATCATCCTGTGAAAAAGGCGGCCACAAAGAGCCGCCTCAATCATAACTCAATAAGCAATGAACTTTACGAAGTCACGGTATAATCCGGAGAAAGTGTTACGTCCACGAAGTTGTCAAACGGTACTGAAGTATATGCTTCGAGTACGAACGGTTGAGCAGGTTCTTGCGCTTCGATTGTGATCTCGTATCCGGTGAAATCTCCTTTTGCCTTTCCGGTGTTAGCAAGCAAAGAGGTTACATACGCACCATCAGTACGGCCAACCATCAAGATTTGGTCGTTATACTGACGAACGAATACAACAAGTTTAGCCTTTGCCAAAAGCTCAAGTTCCTTCTTCTTTGCAGCAGAAAGAACCGGAAGGCGAAGAGTTACCACCTGAGAATAGAACAGGGAAGAGTTGTCTACGTTTTGATTCATCGTAGTGTCACAGCTTCCGGAGTTTCTTACACACTCGTAACGGTAGAGCGTAAATTCAGGCAGCGCGTCAATCTCTCCGGTCGTACCGTCCTCGGTTACTCCGGATGCCACTTCTGCCCAGTTAGCAAAAAACACTTCCTTCACGCCAGCCATTTCGCCACCGCAGGAAAGTGTAAATCCTCTTGTTAGTGTACAACTCATTTTATTTTTTGAATTAGGGGGCAGTTACCCGCCCCCGTTGTTTTCAGTTAGATTAGGAAAGACCTGGGCCGTAAGCAGCGATTTCAGAAGTGAAACCGATTTGGCAACCAGCGTAGAATCTTGCAGAGTAACGCACATTCTGAGACAGGTCTTTGTCGGCCATGTCAAGAATTGCTACGTTGTTCATATCAGATTCGAGCCAAGTGCCGAACCACAGGTTAGACTTCTGAGCCATGATAAGGGTGTTTGCAGGGAGACCAGGACAAACAGCGATATCATAGAGACCCATGTACTTCAGACCAGCCATTGCAGGGCCGAGGTTAGCGTACCAACCATTACCCGCAGCAATCTGAGCCTGCATGAAGAGTTCCCATGTGGCGTGGTTCATGTAGATTTGTGGCTTCTCCACACTTGCCTTAACTGCTACTGGCATTGCTGCGATCAGCGCGTCAATTTTGGCAATAATGTTTGAAGAAGTCAGAGCCACCGGAGAAGAAACGAAGTTTACGTCATTGTTTGCGTCAGCGTCAATGAGTGTGTAGAATCCGTCGAACTCTCCTGCGTCACCGTTTGCGCCTGTCCAGATGACGTTGTTTTCCATGTTGGCAGCGATGCCGGAAGTCAGACGCTCAAGAATAGCGGCC